ACGCTGCGATGAGCTGGTGCCGGACGGCAATGGCGATTTTGAGCCGCGTTATTCGTTGGATGCTCAGTTCATGGAGCAGGTGCCGGCGCATGATATGCTTCAGCAAATTGCTGGCGTGTTTGATGCGCAAGCGCTTTGGAGCGGAACATCGATCTATTTGACCCAAGACGCGCCGAAGCCGGTTAGTTCCATCTATGTTCCGGCCAATGTGGTCGGAGGTCGGTTTGCGTTTGCAGGTACGGCCAGGCAGGTGCGGTATACGGCGGCGTTGATACAGTACAACGACATCACCGATCAAAGCCGTTTGACGCCGGAGTATGTCAAAGATTTGGATGGCATTAACCGCTATGGCTACCGGATGAAATCCGAGACCATGGTTGGTTGCGTTTCCAGGTCTGAAGCTCATAGACGAGGAAAGCGGTTATTGGTCAGTAGCCGTGAGGAAATCGACGGTGTTGTTTTCTCGGTCGGCATGTCGGGGATCAACGAAAAAATAGGCGATATTATCCGAATTGCATCGCCGTTGAGATCCAGCGGCCAACGGCTTGGCGGGCGATTATCTGATGGATGCACGACGACTCAATTGCAGTTGCAATTCCGTTCCCCAGCAAAATCAATCATACCAGCTCGATGATGATTGTCGATAACGCCTATTCTATCGATTTCGGCGATGCCTATTCACAGACTGGTGAGGTTGGGCTTAATCCTGAAATTGAGGTTTGGGATATTGTTTACAATCCGCTGACCTCTGCTGAGCTGGCCACGGCCAATGCGGTGTTTAAAACGGCGCGGACCATTCAGCCGATCAGCTGGACAACGCCAACAGACAACGTTTTAAAAACATTTAAAGTGGTCAAGGATTCGCGCAAGATCGCTCCAAACGGTTTGTTCTGGATGCTGACATTGCAGCTGAAGCAGGTATTTGAGCCGTGACCATAAAGGCCGAGTCGCACAAATTAGCGCCCGATGCGCTGCTTGATTTGTATAGTGTCGATCTTAACGCTATCGGTGTCGGCCAGGTGTTTTATTTTTACCCTGGAACCGGATCAGATAGCCAGCCTATTGAATATCAGGGCAATACCTATTCGCCCTGGTTTATCGATGTAGCTGGAATCGATAAGCGCGGTTCCGGATCATCACCCAGGCCGACTGCGGTTATCGGCAACGCGGGCGGCGTGGTGACGGATTTATGCCAAACCTATCAGGATATGGTGGGGGCTATTGTTCGGCGCCGCCGCACGTTGGGCGCTTACGTAATCAATAATGTCGCTGAATACCGCGATGAATATTATCTGATCGAGCGGCGAGCCGAGGAAATAAACGAGACGGTTAAATTTGAGCTGGCCAGCCCGATGGACTTCCTGGATAAAATGCTGCCGGGTGTTGTCGCCATCGCTACCGGATGCCCGCATCGCTATAAATCTACGGCGAACGGTTCCGGCTGTTCCTGGCCTGGCACCAATCCAGCTAAATGGTTTAATAGTTTAGGGCAGTCAGTTGGCAGTTCGGGGCTGGATGTCTGTGGCAAGCGCTTGTCAGATTGCAAACTCAGGTTTGGGGCAAATCAGCCGTTGGATTATGGTGGCAATCCAGGACTAGGTAGAAGCAGCTAGTTGGTAGGGTACGCATTGCGTACCTTCTTGGGATAAAAACAGGGTACGCGGTGCATACCCTACGCAATAAAATGGAAACATTTTGAAAAACGACCGTACTTTACAACAGATTATCGATCACGGTAATCAGGAATACCCGAACGAAGCCTGCGGGCTGATCATCAATACCGGTTACGGCTATCAGGCTATCCCGTGTATCAACCAATCGCATGAACCGGAGCGGTCATTTTTGATCGATCCGATGATTTATGTACAGTATGCCGATCGCCTGGCGTGTATTTACCATACCCATCCGGATCGCAGTCCAAAGCCTTCCCAGGCCGATATTGCCAGCGCCGAGCGCTGTGCAGTGCCGTTTGTGATTGTCAGCATTCCCTCTGAAGAAATCTACACCTATACGCCGCAAGGCTCGTTGCCTGCACCTTATGAAGGCCGTTCATTTGTTTATGGTGTGATGGATTGCCTTAGTCTGGTCACTGATTATTACTGGCATGAGCTGGGCATCCGCATTGATGATGGTGAGCGCAAGCGCTGGCAATGGTGGCAAGATTCCGGTAACTCAAATGCCATGCTGCTGGGTTTCATCAAACAGGGTTTTCATGTGGTCAGTGATTTGCAGTCAAACGATCTTATTTTATTCTCGTTGGGTGGTTATGACTGCCCGCGACATGTGGCGATTTACATGGGTGATAGTCGAATTTTGCATCATCCGGCAGAGGGTACAAATTCCCGTATTGAAATGTTTGGCCAATTCTGGAGGCAGGCGGTGGCCTGTTATTTGCGCTATGAAAAAAATTAAACTGTTCGGCGATCTGGCCCGATTCAAAAGCACATCGTGCAATGCTGTAATCGATATACCGGCGGGCTTTGCTGGCAATGCAAATGCTAGCAAGCTTGAAATAGACTGGGTGCTTGACGTTAAAACGCCGTCCGAGGCACTTCGGGCGATTGAAGCTAATCGGCCGGGATTTCTGGCGGCCACTAAACAGGGGGATTATGCCGTTTTACTGATTGCGGGAAATGACAAATTAACCAGGCGTGTGCTGATCGATAACGCGCACGACCCATGGGCCGATGAGATTATGATGGTAGTTCCGGTTCCAAAAGGGGAAACAGGGTTTGAGGCTCTTGGATATGCTATTGCAGCTATTGCTGTTAATCTTGGGGCCTCTATTGCAACTGCCGCCATTATTGCTGATATAGCAATTGCACTTATTCAGATTGGCCTTACTATGGCGATATCTGCAATTGCTAACGTGTTAACCAGCGAAAAAAAATCAGTAAGCGCACCACAAACAGAAAAATACGACAGCAAGCCCTCATTCATATCCAACGGGGCGGTTAACGTTTCCCGTCCTGGTAACCCATACCCTATTCTGGTAGGTCGCGTGCGCGATGCCGGGTCTATTGTTTTATCCAGTAATTATTACGTGGAAGATATCCCGGTATGAGTAAGTTTATCGGCGGTGCTTTCGGTGGCGGCGGTTCTCCGCCTGCGGCGCATGTGCCGGTTATTGCGCCTGATTCTATTCGCTCGCACGGTGTTATTGAAGTGGTTGAGGCCTGGGGTTGGGGCGAGATTAAAGCCTTCCCCGATGGTGCTGATCCGCTGGAATACATAAAGCTCGACGGTACGCCGATCAAATCCAGTGGGGTTTTGAATTTTCAGGGTGTTTCGTTTGATTATCGGAAAGGCACTCAAACACAAACCTATATTCCTGGTTCAATTGAAGATGCCGTTGGTACGCCGGTGTCAATTAATGTGCCCGTTTTGCAGGCAACGCCAATTACGCGCACAATCGATGATCCGACAACGGACGCCGTCAGGATAATTCTGACGTTTTCTGGCCTGGTTGTGGCCGATCCCTCGACGGGTGATAAAAAAGCAGCCGATGTTACTATAGAAATTGCCGTTAAACCGGCTGGGTCATCAGTTTTTCAGCCGATCGATTTAAAAGGCCGGCAGCGCATTCACGACAAAACCGAAAGTGCCTACCAGCGCGGTTACACGATTAATTTGCGGGCAGTCGATCCGGATGCGGCCAGTTACGATATCCGAGTACGCCGGGTTTCGGCCGATCCTGGTGGCAATGAAAGTTCGTCATTTAATTGGGATTCCTATGTAAAGCTCACCTACGCCAAGTTGCGCCGGCCTAATATTCCACATTGCCGATTTTCGTTTGATACCCGCTATTTTAGCAGTTTGCCGGTTCGCAGTTACGATCTGTTAGGTTGTTTGATGCAGGTGCCGGTTTCCAGTGTATACAATCCCGTCGCTCGCACGTATACCGTCGCCGATTGGGATGGTACGTTTACCCGCGCCTGGTGCAGAAATCCGGCGTGGTTTTTTTATTACCTGATTACCACGGCAGGCATAGGCCTTGGCGAAGATATCAATCCTGCCTATCAGGATAAATGGGTGCTGTTTCAGATTGCCAAACGCTGCGATGAGCTGGTGCCGGACGGCAATGGCGATTTTGAGCCGCGTTATTCGTTGGATGCTCAGTTCATGGAGCAGGTGCCGGCGCATGATATGCTTCAGCAAATTGCTGGCGTGTTT